CGGATGTCGAAAGGGAATCAGGTTAATATTCCTGAACGAAGACGTGGATACTGAATGGTAACATGAACGAAATTGCTGACGCTGGCGAAAGCTCCGGGAAGAGTTCTCTTTTCTTTTTAACATACTTGATAGACCATGGAATCGAATTGCTCGGCGATATGGTGTATTGGTTGGTAAAGCAGTCTATTTGTGGATTGTCCGGTGCGCTTTCGACGGCCCTTGAAAAGGCAGTGGCGTGATTTATTCGCACCCTTCGTCGTACTCATCACCGCCTCAGGTCTCCAAGGTTAGAAGCCTCTAGTCGATAGAAGCGCCCAAACTATTTTGGGCGTGAATTCCACACTTGCGGTGTGGGTTGCAGATTCAAATTGATCTGTGGCTCGCAGCGTAGGTCGCGTGCGTGGAACAGGGTCTTCACTGCTTTTGGGGACGCTTGGAACGTCGAGTTCTGCACTACTCGTATCGCCGCACTATAACGCTTTTGCGAAACAAATTTAGTGATACGAGAGAACTCATTCTGACTGAGCCGACTCAATATTGTTGACCCTTCTCGTTTGATGGACTTCAGGGCCGCAATGGGTTTCTTCTGGAGGTACGGGCGCAGCATTTGTCTGCGCCTGAAACCAATAGTAGAAATCTCCGTTGCGGTCAGGCAGTCCTTCGGTGGTTTAAACTCACGTCGGAGGAACATCTGACGGCGGTGCTCTCGCCTCACGGCTTGTAGCACGTCTTCGATCGGAACACCTCTCGCCTTCGTTCTCACTGCATCCTTAAACAACGATACTTCGATGTCTTTAGTATGTAGTGCGGACGGGGTGACTGGGATCGCGCCGCGCAACACGTAGCTTAGCAGAGTTACGTGATTTGCGTGCGTCCCAGATGTTCCTCCTTCAGAGAATAAACCAGGGATATGGTTCGAACGGCATAGCTTCCTTGTGATCTGTGCTTCACGGTGAAGGAGCCTTGAACATTTCAGACCGGCCATACTGTCTACCTGAGCAGCCCATTTATACTTTCGGCTGTTCTTGGTTATGACTTGGCCAGGCCTGATATGCTCTCGTGCGACCGCTTGGCGACCTAGTATTACAACGGGCCTCTCGCAAAAGACACCTCTCCTTCCTCGGAAGGACTTCTGTCGGTTTGCTTGTAGGCCTAGTAGTTCTAGGTTCGCCTCGTAACGGTCGCATATGTCGTTCGACCAATATCCAACGAGATCGTCGCCACATATACTGAGGGAGCGAGGCCTCGCCCCGGCACGATAAGCCGCGAACGCATTCAGGACGTTAAGGACCACCCATCCTGGTCCGAGTCCCATAAGCGCTCCGCACTTTGTCGTGCCGAGGCGAGTCCTCTTGTCCACATCATATAGATCATGCTCCTTGAAAACTTTATCTATAGCGGTGTCCCACCAGTGAGGCTTTCCAACCTTCCTCACGATCTCTGCAAGTACGAACTTGCAGGTATCGATTCCGATGGGGTCGGTTGCCTTACTTAGGTCAGCGCTATAGATAAGGGGTGCGTCTCCGCTTGGGGAGAGCACCACATCTTGGTTACGCAGGATCTTGTCTGTGATGGACAACTTCTTCAGTAGTGGCATCAGGAAGGTGGTCATGCTACGCGCAAGCCAAACGGTTTTCGCGTCGTGTATGGTTGCGACTCGGACTTTCCGGTCGGGGGTCAGCACAGGTAAAACTGAGCATTTTGACCCCTTGCCGGCGAGTCCGAGGACCGCCTGGAACATCTGTCTCATAGGGAGAGGATCGCCCGGGCGGCCAGAGGGAACCTTGTGTTTGAGCCGTGGAAGGGCTCGCATCTGACTCAACAAGTCGGGCTTCACCTTTCGAAACACGTGTGTTCGGATGGCGCACGTTGTTTCGTGTGTGTCCCGTATCTTGTCGTACAGATACGCGCCTGTTCCTCCCTTTCGTACCGGATTTTCGAAGCAGGCAGTGGCTGAAGGGAAAGGTATTGCTTTGTCGAGTTTTAAGCTTTTAACTCGAGTTAGCAACTTTTCCAAGAAGTCACTGATCTCTTTCTTAAGTTCGGTAGGGAGGACGGCTTTCTCACTAGAGATTCTCTCTATCGCATCTAAAACCTCCTTCCTGATGACCTTGTTTGAGTCCTCGGGCCAGTCCATAGCTCTCGGAGTACAACTAGCTTCAAATAGCGCGAAGGCTGTTTTCCCTCGGGTATAGAGTTTCGGAACTCTCTTCCCGTCTGAAAACCTTTCGCGCAGTTTAAATGCGTACTCCTTGAGGTATTTTCTGTCCCGAGTGATCAGGCTCAGGGTGCGGATCATTAACCGGATCACGCGACGGTTATTTGGTGAGAAGTGCTTACCGGTAATCGTTCCGTAGACTGACCGCAACATGAACCTGATTGCGCGCCAATTGGCGCGTAACTCATTCAAGACGACACGTTCCACGTTCGTTCTGGCCGCTCTTTGTAGCAACCCAGAGAGATGATTCACATTCCTGCTCCCTTGCAGGACTGTACGGCCGACTTCAAGTAGGGTTCCTAGCGTGCGCGTTGGGTCCCCTTTCTTGAGACGGGTTAGATCATCACCTCGGGTGACTCTTCGGAGTTGCCCCGGCTTGCGACTTTTCTGGTGGCGGGTCTGGTCAAAGAGTGCGTTCGCTGG